AAAACATCATCGGCTAAACAGAAGGGCAGACTTTTCCAGCAACTTGTCAGGGACCGTATCTGTAGGTTACTCAAACCTTATGGAGTTGTAGCAGAGGATGTAAAGTCAACTTCGAGTGGTGCTCCGGGAGAGGATATTCAACTATCTCCCTTTGCCAAGTCTTTCCTGCCTGTCTCTGTTGAGTGCAAATCCCATAAGTCTATGGCAGTGTACAACTGGTGGGAACAATGTGTAGACAATGCCCCTGAGGGGATGAGACCTGTCTTGTTTCTGAAAGCCAACAGGAAAGAGCCTCTTGCAGTTATTTCACTTGACGACTATATGATGCTTGAGGAAGCCCGTATTAAAGGAGAAGAACTGTGATTAAACAACTTGAGGAACTAGTTGACTCCCTACTTCAAAGTGACATTGCCGAAAAACAAGCCTCTTGGAACAAGAAATACCTTGATGCCCTTATGAAAGAGGGTTTCATGCGGGAAGAGGCTATTCAGATCATTGTTCATGGACAAAGCAATGCCCGCTAAAGACCTTGGACCCAAACAACTCTACATCATTACAACTAGGTATGGATATCTCTGGCACACTCCCAACGGAAAATGGTGTTGGACTCACGTTAAAAACGCCATGCAAGCCTTGAGGGTCCATGAAGGGATTACGACACCTGCTCAGAAAAAAGAGGGTAGGTTTGTCATTCACGAGGTTTTTGATTGGGATAAGTGGAAAGGTAAAAACGAATGACAACCGCTATCGTTTGGTCCTGCGCTCATGCAGACCCCTCCGTTGGGAATGAAAGGTTTGATTGGCTTGGTTCCCTGATTTACGACATTCGTCCTGACTATTGTATTGACCTTGGTGACGGGGCTGACATGAAGTCCCTGAATACCTACGACACTCGATACCCTCAGTCTATTGTAACTCAGTCTTACGAAGCAGATATTGAATCATACAACGACTCACAAGACAGGCTTCGCCACAAGTTTCGTTTCATGAAGCGTAAGCGTCCAAAGTGGTATGGGATCGAAGGGAACCATGAATATAGGATCAAGAAAGCCATCATGGCAGACCCCCGACTTGAGGGATCACGTTACGGGGTATCCTTTAGGCATCTTCAAACAGACCAATGGTTTGACGAATACCACGAGTATAACAATTCCGCCCCCGCCGTCGCTGCTTATGATGGTGTTGCATATTCTCATTACTTTGCTTCTGGTAACTCTGGCCGTGCTATCTCTGGCATTCACCATGCTTACTCCCTCTGCCAGTCTATCGGAAATAGTGCTACCTGTGGTCATTCTCATTACTACAGTTACTATTACAAGGACTCTGTTGTTCGTCCGACGATTGGTCATGTGGTTGGCTGTTTCAAGGGGAAAGAGGAATCTTGGGCTGGACAATCTAACCCCCGATGGAGACACGGTGTTGTAATCAAGAGGAACATCGACAACGGACTTTATGACCACGCTTGGGTAAGTATGGAGGCTCTTCGAAAAGAGTATGGCTGATTACTTGTGGCTTGACCTTGATGATTTACCTTCCGGGTGGGATAAGAGGTTTACTGAGGACGTAAAATACATTCGTTGGGATATCGTCCAAGGGGCAATGTTCTTGGAACCGGCATCTATGGAAAAACTCAAGAAAGCGTTGGAGGCTAGTGAATAGTGGTATCTTCTCGTCGTGGTGGACACTATGAATTTCATGTGAAGGACAAATAATGAAACTAACCGCTCAAGATATCTACAAGAAGGGTAAGGTGGTAAAAGTCCTTAGTTGCTCTCAAGACACTTGGTTTGGAAACAACTATGTAGAAATTTACCTGTTAAACGGACGTAACTATAAGGTTTTCAGAAACGACGCCGAAGACCCTTCGTGGTGGTTTTTCTATGAGGTTAAGCCTAAGCAAGTAACAAGAATTGTGTGGGAAGAAAAATGAACCGTGGTCTTGATTGCAAAGACACTATCTACGAACTGACATTCCCACCGGAGGCCAAGACTAACCTAAACCGACTTGCCAAGTTGCTAAACCAGCGCCTCGCGGATGACTTCTATTGTGAGGTAGCCGATAATGGCTCAGGAGCGCACCATGTGTCCTTTATTGTAACCCACTATCAGGAGATTGACGATGGGTAGGTATTCAAACTACACTGTAGATCGTCCAAAGGACTATTGGCCAACGGTAGACCCTGACGCCATTACTCCTGTGTTTGAAATGTTCATTCGTGGTAAACGATACGCTGAACCTTGTTGGGGGGATGGGGCACTTGAAAGACTTATTGGTGATCGGGGGGTCTGCGCTTGGGCTTCTGATGTTCGTCCTAATGATTTCTACACTTGTGATGCTCTAGATATCACTCGTGAGGATGTTTCAGGTTGTGACGTTATCGTGACCAATCCCCCTTTCTCGTGGCCGCTCTTGAAACCGCTGCTGGATCACCTACCTACACTAAAGCCGACATGGCTCTTGCTTCCTGCGTCTCAGATGCACAATAAGCGTATGGGGCCTTACATTAGAAACTGTAAGGAGATTGTGTCTATTGGTAGGTTGTTTTGGATTAACGGGCCAGACGACACAGACCCTAACCGTGGGACTAAAGGTAAGGAAGACTATTGCTGGTATCTATTTTATGACAAAGAACAAACAACTAGGTTTTGGGGAAGATGAATCGTGAAGAAGTAACAGAAATGTTAGAAGCGTATGGGCTTGAAAGAATCCTAGAAGATCACCATATGGACGTGCCCTTTGTGTTGGAACTTCTAGACCAGTTGGGTTACATCAACCTAGAGGAATACCAAGATGAAGATTGACATTCAGGCTATGGTGAGACGCTACCATAAGGTGGCAGGCATAACCATTGGTGAAGAGTTTGACTTACAACACAAAGACCTTGGGCTCAGGGATAGTCTAGTAGAGGAAGAAGCCTCCGAAGTCCTTAACGCAAGTACCCCGGAACAAATCCTCAAAGAGTTGGCTGATCTGGTATATGTCTGCTTTGGTTATGCTGTAACCTATGGTTGGGACTTAAACGAGGCAATCGACAGAATCCACAAAAACAACGTGGGTCGTATGAAACAACCCGACGGCACTATCAAATACCGAGAAGATGGTAAGGTGCTCAAGAACCCTCATTATCCTAAAGTAGACCTGAGTGATCTGGTATGACCAAAGTAAACAAAATTCGGCTTGTTCCTCTTGAAGGTAAATACTACTCTACAGAGATAGACCTTTATGTAGATGGAGATGGGTGGACTTCTGACGGGTATGCTATGAGAGTAGTAGTTTGTGGTGGTAGTCACTCAGGCCCCTCCCAAAGAGAATACGAACGAGGTTATTACACAGACGAGGGTATGAACCACGTTGAGAGTAAAGCAGCATACGATATTGCTCTTGCAATCTGTGAAGCACTAAGGGAGTTAAAGTGAGGTTTATCATCGAATGTGAAGACCCAATGGATATCATACTTGGCTACAGGGCTATCAAGAGTTGTATGGAAGCCGGGGTAGACCTCTCTGTTTCATCATTCGACAACGGGAGTGTATTTCTCGTGCGTAAGACGAAGACCGGATACTCTGTAAAGGAAGATAAGTATGCCTGAAACTATCCTTTACACTATCGCAAATACAATCATTCTGGGTGTTGCCCTAGTGGCTGTTTACACTACCTGCATGGTAATTTTTAACAACAAAGGACTATAAATGAGCGGACCTAACATTCCAATCGCTATTTGGGCGGATGAAACAAAATACCGGCAAACCGGAGAAGAGTTTACTCAAAAATGTGGGCGTGTAGCAGGAGCACTTTCTGACAACCAAGAACACCATGAAGCCTGCTATGAAATTCTGAAAGACCAGAGGTTTCTTCCCGGTGGACGTGTGCAAGCGGCGGCGGGTTCTACTCGGAGAGTTACAGCATATAACTGTTTTGTAATGCAGAAAGTCCCTGACGACTTCATGGGAATTATGAAGGTTGCATCTGATGCAGGACAAACCATGCGTCTTGGTGGTGGTGTTGGTTATGACTTTTCTGACATTCGTCCTCGTAACGAACTTATCAAGTCTCTAGACACTCGTGCATCTGGCCCTGTCTCCTTCATGGGGATTATGGATGCTGTCTGTAAAACCATTGCAAGTGCTGGTCATCGTCGTGGCGCTCAAATGGCTACCCTTCGTGTGGATCATCCTGACATTGAAGAGTTTGTTACAGCCAAGAATAACTCCACTAACCTGACGCAGTTCAATATGTCTGTCCTTGTGACCGATGCCTTTATGGAGGCTGTAAAAGAAGACAAAGAGTTTGACCTTGTGTTTGGTGGTCGAGTGTATAAGACCATTCGTGCAAGGGCCTTGTGGGACAAGATTATGCGTTCTACTTGGGATTGGGCAGAACCGGGTGTTATCTTCATCGACCGTATCAATCAGATGAATAACCTGTGGTATGTGGAGAATATCTCGGCTACGAATCCCTGCGGGGAACAACCTCTCCCCCCTTATGGTGCATGTCTTCTCGGGAGTTTCAATCTTACCAAGTATGTTGACTGGACTGCTACAGACCAAGAACCTTACTTTGATTGGGTTCAGTTTGGGAGGGATATTCCAGAAGTTGTCCGTATGATGGACAATGTGATTGACGAGACTATCTACCCTCTGTATGAACAGGAACAGGAAGCCAAGAACAAGCGTCGTATGGGTCTTGGTATCACTGGTCTTGCCAATGTTCTTGGTGCTTTTGGTATTCGGTATGGTTCTCAGGAGGCTCAGGAGTTTACCCAAGATGTTCTCTATGAACTCTCTAACATTTGTTATTGGGCATCTGCCCGACTTGCCAAAGAAAAGGGGACCTTCCCACTCTTCGACAAAGAGAAGTACCTTAAGAGCGAGTTTATCCAAAAACTGTCCCCTGACACTAAGAGTCTAATCAGCGAGTACGGAATCCGTAATTCCCACCTTACCTCCATTGCACCCACTGGAACCATTAGCCTTACTGCTAACAATGTATCCTCTGGTATTGAGCCTGTGTTCTCTCTTGAATACACCCGGACTGTTCAAACTGCTGATGGCCCCATGTATGAAAAGGTAGAAGATTATGCCCTTCGTGAGTGGGGTATCGAGTGTGTAACTGCCGACAAGATTACTGCACAAGAGCATGTGGCTATGCTTAACTCTGCACAAAAATGGATTGACTCTAGTGTGTCCAAGACGTGCAACATTGGTGATGATGTTTCCTTTGACGATTTCAAGGAAGTCTACATGATGGCCTATGATGGTGGAGCCAAGGGTTGCACTACCTTCCGGGCTAGTGGTAAACGGTTTGGTATTCTTAACGCAAGTGCCTCTGAGGATGTTATTGAAGAAGAGGAAAAGCAGGATGAAACTCAGGTAGAGGGTGGAGCGTGCTATATTGACGTAGAAACCGGGATCAGGAGTTGCGAATGAGTGTGAAATTTAAGGACGGAGATAGGGTGGTTTATGTGGGGCAACCTAATAACTATCCTTGGTCTACCTTTAGAGCAGGAACCGTTATTGGAGATAATTCTGTGGCAGGGAGGGTTGACCCTGATTTTTTGTTCGGTATTAGGCTTGACTACTACGAAAAGTATTCTTCTCAGACAGACTACCACGACACACCACCTTGGGAGTGTTACAAATTGGCTATGGGAGAAGACTTGGATAACTTTGACCCTATTGACAAACCCTCCCACTACACCATTGGGGAAGGTATCGAGTGTATCGACTACATGAAGCAAGTCCTGTCCCCAGAAGAATACATTGGATACCTTCGTGGGTGTATGATTAAGTATCAGCACCGTATGAACTACAAGGATACCCCTCAGTCTAACTCTTCCAAGGCTAGGTGGTATGCAAAGAAACTTGAGGAAGCTTACAAGGAGAAGTATGAATGACACCTGTGATCGAAGCGCTCATGTTTATTCTTGCTCATACCGCGGAACCTGTTGGTTGTGGGCCTTATAATGATGCCTATACTACCAGACTGCCGGAAGAGTTTGGAGAGAGCATCATCTACGAAGATGAGCGCACAATCAACGACACTACCGTCAACCTTGAGTTCTGGTATGACCCGGAAGATAGTTCATTTTCTATTGTCGCTCAAGACGGCACATTCCTTTGCCTGTTTGCCTCCGGGTATCTGAAAGGAGAGGAAATTTGATCCTAGCGGTTGTTTTGGCTAGTGTGATTTGGGATGGCCCAAAGAGCGCACCTTGGCCCGAGGGGCTTGACAACTCCCACTTTCAGATTATCCAAGGTGATCCACAATGTAAACCATTCCTCACTGCGAGGTTCAAGAATACACCTGTTCATGGCTCGGAAGACTTTAGCCTTTTTGGTATCGAGTTTCGCCTGATTCAGAACTATGAAGGCACAGCGGATGAGGTTATTTTTATCAAGTCCCCCGGAGTAGAGTTTCAGACAAAAGAAAAGGCACCCCTAGAATACCTAAGAGTGCCTGAGAACCAACAAGGTTCCGCTTGTCTTGTAATGTCTATGGGCTAACCACTACAACCAGCATCATAACCTCTTATGACCCTCGTTCCCGTGGTAATCACAGGAGCGGGGGTTTTTTCTGCGTTGTCCAGAATTGCCTGAGCAAAGGTATCAATAGGTTCCTGTAACCCCGGACACAAGGCGCTAGTTGGAGCGGTCACGGAGGTAGCGCAGGCTGTCGTCAACGTCAGTATTCCTAGAAGGCCGAACAGCTTCATCAATACGTTCACGAGTTTCCCTTTCTGTGTTTAGTTGTTCTAACTCTATATCCTTCTTGAGTTCTTCTCTTGCTTCTCTTTGATACCACTGGATCGTTGTAAACAAAATCAAGCCAACAACCAAAACACTGGCCACAATGCGACCCAATCTCGATCCAACAAGACTCCAAATCATCAGTCATACCTCTGAACTTTGTTGCTTCTTGTAGGCTGTATCTGTTTGGCAAATGCGTCAAGGCCGAATGCTCCACCAGCAAAGAGGAAAACCAAGGGTGCAAGCACCCGAAGAACTTCAAGGCTACCAAACAGGGCTAGGTAACATACAAAGCATAGCAGTAGGAATGCTACCTCCCGTTTCCATGTCTTGTCTTTCATATCTTTCGTATTACTCCTGTTACAAGATGAGCCCCCCACAAGCAAAATGCGGCAAAGGTAAAGATTGGGTCAGCAAGGATTAGGGTGGTGCATACAGCTTGAACACTCAACATTGAAGCACCAGCACCCCAAAAGATAGTGAAGATGGTGTCCTCAACAGAGTCCCAAAAGTCCTTTGACCTAGTTACAAGTTCCCATAAGACGTATCCCGTCAATAGTATGAGAAAAATCATTGACCGATAGGGCCAGTCCCCCATAGCCACAAAGAATAAGAAGTGTGAAAAGAATGCTAGGCCAATTCCTAGTAGCGTGTGACTTACTTGGTTGGTGAGCCATCCGTAGGGGTCTCCCTGAAAGTTGCTAGGTGTCGTTAATGTTCTGAAAAAGCGGGTTAGGGGGTTCAATGGTAGCCTCCAAGAACAATGGTCTAAATATCCAGAAGGACACTCTTACAGTGTAGGTTCCTCCTTCTTCAAAGCAGAATGAATCAACAACGTCACTTGGTAGGCTTACAATAATGGGTGTATCACTATGTTGGGCCAAGAAAGAGCCTTCCTCTGGCCTACACTTGACACCATCTTTTCTGACAAAATCTGTGGTAGTGTCGAACTTGAGATTATCAAATAAGGGCTCTCTGTCAAACAAGGCAATGCCATCGCTAAACACCCTAAACTCTTCTACATCTAACAAGGCAGAGGTAGGAAAGAGTCTGATTGATAACGCGGCAGCTATTACAAGTAGTAGAGTCCTGAGCACCCTGAGTTCAAAAAGCAATTCCGCCTCCCACAACAAACGCGATTATAGCAGTTAACAGAGCACCAATTACAAGGCGGACCAACCAGCGAAAGTTGCCCCTAAGTTCTTCGACTTTCTCACTCAACCCTTGTTGTCTTGCGTGGGTCTCAGCGTTGGACACCTTAATCTCTACAAGGGACTTTTGAATTTGCTCTAACTCTCGCCTTAACTGTTCATACTCATCATAAGGCATCTCTTCACCGGGGAATTTCAAAGTGTGGGCCATCGGGGAAGTTACCCGAATATTGGGCATTAAGTTCCCGCGCACTGCCGGTCCAAGTCCGAATATCACCGACCCGCCAATTACCACCCCAACGGATTCTTATGTCCAGTTCTTTGGCCGCTTGGATAAAGGCATCTGCCATCGGGTAATAATCGTCCCAATCCCAAGAGATATCCCCATCTACATAAGGCGCTACGTCAATAGCATGGCCGGTTAAATGCCGGGAGTTCATGGTCTGAGAAGCACCACTGGCAACAAGTCTATCTTGCTCTTCTCTAGTCCTGAGTCCATCAATTACAGTGAAATCTACCGTAGTAAGTTCCAGAGCACGGTGGGCAAGGGCTTGGAGGTCTTTGTGAACCCCCTTGAGATTGTCTAGCGAGCGTTGCGAGAAGCGGAAGCCAGAAGGCTCAGAGACGCCCGGAGAAGGCTCAGGAGAGGGCTCAGGGGCTTCGGGGAGGGGCACTACCCTGAAAGTAACTTCGATATCAGACGGCCCGCTCACGCGCTGTGTGAAGGTCTTGGTTGTCATGTGGTGGATTCCTTAGGAAGTTGGTGCTACAAGAAAGATGTAATGGAGGCAGATACGAACCTTGCCCCCGGTGAAGTTAGAGCCATTGGCAGTTACAGTAACAGTATTTCCCGAGTAGTTACCAGCAGGGCCAACAGAGCCTTGGTTACTTGAACCAGCACTAAGCCCCAAGGTGCCACCGAACCTATCTACGGTAGAGCCATCCCCCACATCAAAAGAGGTAGCACCCGTGACTTCTTCTGTAACATAACTAGAGCAACCAAGGATAATACACTGGTCAGGAAACTCTACAGTAGAGGTTACAGAAGCACCAGAGAGGGTAAGTTCCTCTTCAACTGCGTAGAGGTTTGTTGCCCCACCATTGGCCCCAAGAGAGGGACCAACAGCAGAGTCAATGGTATTCAAAGCCTCGTTGACAGTTACATGCTTCTGACTCTGAGAGGCTTCCACAAGCGTAATGTCTAGGTTTGGAGTGTTAGGCATTATGTAATTTCCAATGTTGTCCCGATGCCTCTACCAACCGTATCACTGATCTGAAACACTTCGATAGAGAAGGGAGTTGAAATAGAGTCTGTTGTTTGTTGAGCAGAAGTGTAAGTGACAGTCTCGGATGTTAGGCCAGTAAAAGTTCTGACTACAGTACCCAAGTTATCCTTGATATCTACTTCATACTCTTCGGAGTTCTCGTTGAGGGGAACATCAGTGGTATAATCCCACCTGTCCCCATCAATACGAGTTCTGCGCTTCCAAGTGAATGTGTAGTCAGAGCCATCAAAGGAACTTCTAACGTCCGCAGGGGAATAAGGTTTAAGACCCCTACCCTCAAATTGTCTCTGTCTCACTCGGTAAGTATCCTCACCAATATCGTCAGTAGAAGGACCATAACGATAAAAGTAATTTATACTTAGGTCACTTGTGGTAAAATTCAAGGGAGTTAGCGCAGAATTTACAACTATAACGCGAGCATCTGTCGGAACAGTGGTTTCAATGTTGTCTTCTGTCCCAAACCTTCCTCGAATGAGTTTGGTCAACTTGTAGGTATTGGATGCAGTCAGTTCTACATTCTGAAAGCCTATCAGTTCCCAATTATCCGTAGAGGTTTCTACAGCAATCAAGTTCCTGTCATTCAGGAGTCCTAGTTCGTCTGTGCTGGACAGGCTACCATTGTATAGTCTGACGTTTAGTTCATTGTCGTTGTCGAACACATTGGTAGGCCCAGAGGACAGTGTAGCCGTGGTAAGCCCAAGATACCCCCGGACAGGAATTACGGTGTTGATAGAATATGTGGTGTCGCTTGTGCTCCTGAAGACGTTTACCCCGGTGAAGGGATTGGACCAAGCAACAACCTTGGGAACCCAATTATCGGGATCACCATCATAGATAGGAAGGTCTGCAAAACTAATAAGTGGCGGGGATTCGGCTTGGTTATTGTCCGGTAGGCCAGTCCTGTTGACGATGCTGGAACCACCAAAGAACACGTTAATGTCAAAAGACTCTGCATGAATATCCTTTACAAAGAGGTCTGTCAGCCCTGTGATACGATAGGGTTGGTTGTTGACAGAGATAACGTCTCCCGGTTCAAGGTTTGCATACTGAGGTAGAACCCTCAACTTTACGCTTTTGCGTCTGGCCCAAGTGTCATAGAGAAGTTCATCTACAACCTTTTGAGCCTGCATACGGTCCATGTTAAGACCAGAGGAAATTGTAGTCTCACCTTCTGCCCGTGTAATCTCACGAGAAGCACGAATAGACGATGTGTCGTAGGACTTGATAAGGTCTTTATACACAAAGTCAACAGACTTGGGAAGGTCAGCCTCTTGGACTAGGTTTTTCTTTACATCATCAATTTGGTTTGTCTGTAAGATATCATCTTCTGTAAAGGCTTGAATAGTGCTACCCGTCTTGCGGGACATGCTCTTGAAGGTGTCACCGGACTCAAGGATATTGAAGTGGTAGACACCGGCGATGGGTTCCACAATACTACGGAAACTCTCTTTACCTGCAACGGTGAAGCCGTAGAAAGAGCCATAGGCCCTGTCAAAGTTCACGTCAAAAGTGATCTCATAATCATCTGCAAGTTCATAGAGAAGGTCAGGAACCCACACACCATCAATACGACCATTCAACCAGTGACCAAACCCGAAGTTATCAGCGTCTCCCCAAGATTGACCATCAACAGGGAAAGAAGGCCAAGGACGCATGTCATAGGCCCACACGGAAGACAAAGACATATCAACAAAGTTTGTTTCTTCGTTGGTAATCTCTGTCCACTTCTCGATAAATGCCACGATGGCAAGTTTCTGGATATCCTCGTCCCTCACACCAGTAGAGAAATATGGGAAGAAACTTTCGGAGGACTTGGGATCATAAAACACGTTGGGCTGGTTGGTAGCCTTATCCAGAGCGGGCACACCAAACTCTGTGAAGATAATGGGTTTACTCTCTGCCGTCCAAGAAGTAGAAGAACTATCTTCTGAGCCACCCGGACGATTGAAGTGTTCATTCTTCCACCAGCCGCGAATATCTTTTAGGCGGAATACCCAATCTTTACCTTCTGCCGTATCTACAATGGGGGTTCTGACTTGGTTTACACGATCATCAAAGGAGGCATAAAAGTAGTCATACAGTTCTCCACCCTCAACCTGAGACTTTAGGTAATCCACATTGTAAAGCGAATCCCAATTCTCAAAGTCAAGATGAGTATCACCCTCACGCCAATCGGATAGGGGCATGTAGTTGTCAATACAAATGGCATCAATGTTACTATCAGACCAAAGGGGGTCCATGTTGAAGTAAACATCGTTAGAGCCATCAGACGGGCGATAAGAGTGATATTCTGTCCAGTCGGCAGCATAAACAACCTTGGTCCCTGTGCCAGCCAAAAGAGTAGCAACCTCTCCGGCAAGAGTTACAAGATTATCTACAAAGGGAAAGCTGGAAGAACTTTCTCGGATGCTGGTCATCCCCGGCATTTCTGTCCCAATAGCGAAGTAATCTACCCCACCGGCCAACTTACATACAGCGGCTTGATGGAGAATGAATCGGGAATAGGACCACTCGGTAGGCTTGGCACAAGTAATCGTATCGGCTACCTCATTGATTGTGAAGTCAGCAGCCGTGCAAGTGCCATAGAACGTATCTACCTGAGTGCCAGCCGTGGCAGTCTTATCAGGAGAACCAGTAAAACCGATAGCAGGGCTACAGGTAATACGACCACGCCAAGGGTAGACGGGTTGTCCAACATCAGCAGCGTTGTTACTGTAGGGATTAGGGAGACTGTTTCCTTTGGGAATATCACACTGGATAAACGGGTAGTAAAGAACCTTTAGGCCCTTGCTCTTTAGGTGCTTGATTCCCCTTGACGCAGCGGCATCACTAAAAGTCCCCCCAAAGGCAGGCAGTCCACTAGACCTAGAGACTTCTTCAATCTCTACATTATCCCTTTCATAGATATCAACCCGCCACTCTAGGCCATCCTCAACATTCTTGTCTTTGACTTCAATCTTGGGTTTAATTTCACACTGGTCACACCTAAGGTCATCGGCATACCAAGTTGAAACAAAGTTCACGATATTGAGATTAGGGAAAGCGTTTCTGATCTGACGGGTTCCCACACGCCAATCACTTTCACCAAAAGAACTGTTTCTGTTTTCCCACTGAGCGTTAAACTCGTCATCGTTTCCATCCGTCTCAAACTTCTTGACGGAGTTGGTATCAGGAAGAAACTCACCAGAGCCCGGCAGAAGGTTCACACCCTCCACAAGAGCGGCAGGACTATTGGTAGTTGTCTTGATGGGTTTGTTTACCTCAAAGGTAAATTGGGGTATCCGATTACCGTAATTCGTAAGTGGGAAATCCTCAAAGACAATATAGGCAATACCCCTAAAAGCAGGAGCGTCACCTTCAACAGACTCAATGAGGTTATCGGGGTCTTGATCTTCCGTGCCGTAGTAGATACGGTAGTCCAGTTTATTCAATTCAAGGACTTCACTATCTGCCCAAATATTGTTTATGAGGCCAATCTCACCTTCACAAATGGCAATAGCGAAAGAGCAGAAATATGTGTAGGTAGTGGTTTCGACGGTCTGTTCGCCACCGCCTCCACCTTTACCACCGACAGTTTCAGAGTCTACGTCAACTTCCTCACGAAACTCTGTAGCCCAGATAAGGTTGCCACCAGTCCGAAAGAAACCATACCCACGAGTGATGGGTTGACCTTCCGAACTTGTGTTAATTGAAAACTCTTCTTGCCGTGGTCCTTCCGTCTTGGTTGTCTCACTGGTAGACAGGAGCATACCATCAACATAAGAGCCAACAGCAGCACCAAGAGCCTGACCAATTACGGCAGAAGACATACCAAGGACAGAACCGCCAACGGCAGAACCAATTACATTACCTACAGCAGCGAAGGCTAGGGTAGCCATTAGTTATTCTCCTTTGAGCGGGAACCTGAAGGCAACAGAAACAAGCGGCCTGTAGTGGTTCAACCTTATCTCTTTGCAGTTAACCCGGTTGTGGGCATGGACAGCAGTATCCCGAGAAGTCATAATCAAGACGTGCTTTACAACCCTGTGCTCTTTCCACCGTATGCCTACAACGTCACCTGCGGCGTATTCCTCTAGGGTAATTGGTTCTAGGTATTGAAACCCAGCCTCCATAAGTGTTTCAGAGTTGTTGGCGTCTCCCCAATCAGGAGAATACGGAGGGACTTCCGGTTCCCAACCGTACACCTTTTTGAAAACACCCCTCACAAGGCCAAGGCAATCACAACCAACCCCCTTGACTGCCATTTGATGATGGTAGGGAGTTCCTATCCACTCACGGGCTTCGGTTACAATAAGGTCAGTTAAAGAGGCTCTGTCCACTGTAATTCTTCTTGCTAGAACGCTTTGCAATGCGGAAGACGGTTTCCTTGGGCGGGATATATGGGAAACCCCGGAAGTTGTCACCGTTGTTAAACTTGGCCTTACAAGTCTCGTAAGTCTTGTCACAACCTGCCGTTATGTCGAAGGTGTCTCCAACATCAGGCACAAAAGGAAGCGGTTCCCAGAAGGAAAGCGTGTGGTCACTGCCAACCTTTGCGTCGGACCTTACTTCTCTTTCCACACCGTTATTGTCACCACTGGTAAACGTGATCTTACCACGAGCAAAGAAACCGTTGTCTTGAGACGACAGGTCGTCAGTTACGAGATTGTAGATTGAGGGATTTGAGGTAATAGCACCTGAGTAGGTGGTCAAGGAAACACCACACCGGCTGTCCCCCACAGTAGCATCACACAAAGGAGAGTAGATACGTCCCTTGGTTTGTTGTAACTGATACGAGAGGCCACGAAACTCTGCAACGTATTCCAGTTCCCCGTAAGTGATAGTGCCAATGACACCGGCTTGCACAAGATACCTCTCAGCAGTGTCTTGCCAATTCACTTGGTAGATATCAACACGAGCAGAATCATACAGACCACGCTCGATATCAACTTCAGTGATTGCGCTACTATCTACTGCACCAATGACTTCAAGATTGTCAGTGGAGAGGTCTAGTTTTTTCTCAATACCCGTAGGGTTGACAGCAGTGTTAGGGCTGTAGGTTACACTATCGAAGGTGACTTCTTTATCGTGGTCGGTAAACCCCAAGACAGTGCCGTCTTTACGAGTAATCTTCCAACAGTAACAAACTGTGGTGGCTCTGCTATCTAGGTGGTCTTGAAGGTCTGTTGGGATATTTCTCAAACTCTAATCTCCTTGATTGGAATATCCAGACTACCGCTATTCCAGTTTTCAATGGAAGGGTCAAGTTGGTCCGTGTCAAAACGCACAGGAACATCAAACTCAAACCCGGCAGTAACACTAGATAGGTTAGCAGGAGCAGAATTCAAGGTCACAATCCCGGTAGTTGTGTCTACAGCAGAAATAGATGCAGGGGTTCCATCTACAGCAACGACAACAGTTCCCGCAACTGGTTTGGTGATCGGTCTATACCAAGGATCATAAACCCCGCCATAGACCTTCCTCAGTTGGAAATCTGTCTCTGCACCGTCCCCATTACCAAGGAATTGATCTTCATCGTCCACAGGGTCATCAGGAGAACCTGACTTGTAGTCAATCCAATCTTTGTAACGAAACCCATGAAACATTCCCCTACGCTCTTCAAAGAACTCAAGGACATTATACAGTTGCTCAAGGGTCTTTACACCGTAGGCAGCGTTATACATCCTGAGACTGTCTGCCCAAAGGGAGTTACGAGACTCAAAGCCAGAGGAAGAAGTGAATACGTCTGTGCGCCTCATAGGCCCACCAGTAGAGCCATAAGAAACATCAACAGGAAATTGTACCTCATGGAAGGCCATCAGGAGTTCCTTTGTGCTTGTGCCAGAGAACGAGAGACTTCTCGTGCAATCTGCCCTTGAGATTTACGGAAGCCAGCAGTGTCCGGGGTATTGACAGTCATGTTGACAGTAACTCCACCACCTGCAACGCCTAGTTCCCCTCGGCTATTTCTTTTGAGAGGCATTACAGCCTCAGGGCCAGCTTCTCCGGCAAGGGTTCTGCCACCTTCAAGCATTGTGGGACTGTTGATAATACCACCCTTAGCGAGTTTCCTGCCACCAAAGACAGGACCGAGAAGATCACCAACCATGACACCACGACCGCCCTGAGCAGTATTCAAGAGGTTCTGGAAGATGAACACTCTGGTCAACTCTGCTACAATCTCACGATAGATAGCCTTCATACCCTCACCGAAGGTCTTATTCTGTGCGAGGATATCCGAAAGGTTGTCTGCAAAGGTGTTGTAGAGGGTTTCCCGAACATCTTCCACACGAGATTTGTAGTCTTCCAGAATCTCCGCTTGGCGTTCAATAGCCTCAATCTGCTTGGCAAGACCATCAACCACAGTGGGGTTCATCTTGGCGTATTCCATACCAAGGGCTTGAATTACTTCCTTCTGAGCCTCGGTCTTGGAGACAAGATAGTCCCTGAGTTTGATTTCTTCCTTTAGTTGCTCAAGGGGAGAGGGGCCAGCAGAGCCACCCCCACCGCCACCACCGCCTCCACCACCGCCACCGGACCCACCGCCTGAGGGGGTCTTGATATCAGGAAAAGTGTAGGAAGTCTTGTAACTAAAAGGACTTTCACCGTTCCTTAGGGCTTCAACAGCAGAACCAGAAACATCTCTGCTACCCATACCACGGGGGTCGTTAAAATCCGAGACCCCAACTCTGCTTGGGTTTCTTTGGGATGCGGACAGGTTAGCAATAGCCATAGCCGCTTGAAGGGATACGTTCAACTGAGCGGCTAGTAGTGCAGCGGATTTAGTAGCAGCATCAATACCAGAGGCCATGTCTACATCAGATAGAAGAATTGCTTTTGCCGCAGCTTCCCCAATCTGTTTTACAAGTTTTTCATACTCTTTTGTGGTTTCTCCCACTTGTCCTTTACCTTCTTCAAGAAGGCCATAGTAAACTTGGTAGGCTTCTGTAGATTTAGAAATCCATCTACCTATATTTTCTTCTTCTTCTGCTTGTTGTTTTGCAAGTCTAACATTTTCGTAGGCTGCTAGAGCCCTTTCTTGTTGCTTTTTTAGGTTTCTTTCAAGAATAGGTAGGAATGCCCTATCAATAGCATTACCTTGTGCCCTGATCCTCAGGATTTCCATTTCAGTGTCGTGAGCCTGATGGAGCAGTCTCTGAAATTCCTTGTAAAGTAGATACTCTTCCTCACTAACGAAAGCAGTAGAGTCAATAAACTCTGCCATTCTCGTTTCAGCAGCTTGGTCTTGGACAGCCTTTAGGGCGTCTCTATAGGACATGAGACCTCTAGTGGCTTCCTTTGACTTACTTGTAGCCCAAATCATCTGTCCTACCATAGTGCCGAGAGAAACACCGACACCGACGATAAGACCAGCAAGGGGAGGCAGAAGACCAGCCAACTGAGTAGCCTGTTGACCAAAGGCAATAAAAGCAGATTGTCCCGATTGCACCTGAACAATAAAGTCAGACATTTGGTAGCCGAACTGTTGTGTTACAACAGACCCGCGAGACATTTTCTTTGTAGCGCGTTGAGTTTCTACCCCCGCCTTGGCTTGAGCACCAGCCATCCTCTGTGCGGCATTAGAGGTAGAAGCATAGAGATTCTTGAGTCTGTTTAGTTCTCTCTGTTGCTTTGCAAACTCTTTGGAGGTTATACCAGATTGTCTCTCAATCCT